AATTTTTGTTAAATTATTCCTCACTGATAATATAGCAGCTTCATTTGCAATATTAGCGATGTCTGCTCCAGAAAATCCTTCTGTTAAATCTGCAACTTCATCTAGATTCACATCTTGATCAATATTTTTATTTCTAAAATGAACATTCGCGATTGCCTTTCTTCCAACGTTATCTGGCAAAGGTACAGTAACTTTACGATCAAATCTACCTGGTCTTAATAATGCAGAGTCTAATATATCGGCTCTGTTTGTAGCACCAATTACAATAATACCATCAGCTGCATTAAATCCATCCATATTTGTTAATATTTGATTTAGGGTTTGTTCTCGTTCATCGTTTCCACTATTTATACCCGCACCTCTTTGACGACCAATTGCATCAATCTCATCAATAAATATAACACATGGGGCGTTTTCTCTAGCTTTATCAAATAATTTACGGACTCTTGAGGCTCCTACTCCAACGTATACTTCTATAAATTCAGAACCAGTTACTGATATAAATGGAACATCTGCTTCTCCAGCAACTGCTTTAGCCATTAACGTTTTACCCGTTCCAGGGTTTCCATCTAATAAAATACCTCTTGGAATTTTGGCACCGGCTTCTTCATATTTTTGTGGGTTTTTAAGAAAATCAACAATTTCTGTAAGTTCAAATTTCGCTTCATCGCATCCAGCAACATCTGCAAACGTTGTATTTATTGAACTTTTATCCACAACATTTACAGTATCTTTACTAAGAAAATTAAAAGGATTGTTTTGACCACCGGGGTCAATACCCCCCATTGACATTCGAATTCTATTTAAAATGATGAATGTTAAATACAAACCTACAAAACCAATAGGTGAGAGTATTACATTTAAAGCATTAAAACGTTCTGGTACTTCATACATATCAAAATATATATGTTTTTGTTCTAGCATATTGACCAATGGCTTTAAAAGATCTGGAAATATTGTAGTCAAATGAAAATTTTCAGGGTTTGCAATATTTTCATCATGAAATTTATCGAGTGAAATAACGCCATATTTCTCTTTATTTTGATATATTGTTACTGTATCTATGTTTGATTTTTTTATATTTTCTATTAATTCACTATACGACCATGGATTTTTTTGCGATATAGTTGATAATTGTTGTGATGGTAAATTTGCATAGAATCGCATATGGCGTTTATTAACAAGTTCGTTCGTTTTTATGGATGTAAAAGCCCTAGCAAAAGAGATTAAATATAGTAAAGAAAATCTCATAATTTATAATATATTTTTAGGTTTATATAATATATATAAACGCTATTTTATCTATAAACTAAATGAAGAATATATTGACAAGTATATTGTTCTTTGCCTTTTCAGCAAATTCTTTCTTCTTTTCTAAAACAAAACAGTTTAGAAAGGAAATTGGTGGTGTAAACATTGATGTTTATGAAGCGAGAGATAAAAAGAAGAGTATGTTATTTTTTTCTGGTGGATTTGGTAAAATTCCTCATTTTATTTACTCTGATTTTCTTAATCGTTTATCGGAAAAGGGGATATCATGTTATTCTATAGCAGGTGGCGATCTTACCGGTGAAGCATTTTCATGGATAGAAGATCATTCTAATTACACACCATTTATTGCGGCACATTCTTCTGGTGCTGTTCCTGCATTGGACACGGCATTAATTGCACCTGTGTCTGAGATTATATTACTAGATCCAGTTGGATTCAAAAATTATAATTTAAAAAGGGTTGAAAGAATTTTGTTTCTAAAAGCGGAATTATCGTATGAATGGAAAACAAATTTGGATATTCCATTTATCCCAGCCTTCGGTATAGATGAAAATAACTTTAAAAATTCGAATATTAATTTTACAACGTCCTCTTCTGCTAATTTTGGACATGGGGACATTTTGGATAATTTTTGGGCGGATGTTTCTGCTAATACACAAATAATAAAAGGTAATCCAGAGAGAAGTCAAATTGTGAACGAAGAATACCACGATTGGATTGTGAATCAGATTTATGAGTTTACATTTAATAAACCAGAAAATTGTAAAGAGGACTGTGAAGATGATTGTAATGGAGATTGCGAAGATGAGAATAATAATGAAAATAATTCTGAAGAAAACGAAGTAGTAAATGTATAAAATTTCAAAGGTGTAAATGATAATCTACCGCATTTTAATTTATATTAATTTATACTATTAAATTATAACAATGAGAACTAGATTTTTTGCATTTCTTAGTTTTCTATTAGTACCTTTTACATCGGCCTTTTTATCTCCAATTCAATTAATTCAATCAATACCACAAGAAGCGTCTTATGAGGTAGTAAAACAACTATCTCATTCACTAAGTAATTTTGATCATATCGGTTCACTTGTATTAACAAAAAATGCAGAATTTGTAGAGTTTATACTCGAAAAGGATAATTTACCGATAGATTTAAAAAAAAAAATAGTATTGAATTGTATAGAAATTGCACAAAATGGAGATAAAATGGGTTCACGTATTCTTGAATTGTATTATAATTGTGTAGACAATCTTCTATAATTTAAATAATTAATGTTTTAATGTATATACCCCAATATCTCGATTTAAAGAAATTGAAACAGAATGCAGTTTCAATTTCTTCGGCACTATCACCTGGATTTGAAACAGGAGTTCCTATAGTAATTTATGAGGATATTTTTACTAGATTACATTATAATGAACATATTTTGAATATAGAACTTGTCGAGATATCGGTTTTACTTGCATTTTTTGCATATGGTTTTGATAGATTACGAGATGCTTTAGAAGATGATACCATAACAAACAACGATAAAAAAGAGATGTATAATACGATTAGAGAAAATAAAACATTGATATTATCTATTCTTGCTGTAACATTTTTAGAAGTTAATAGAATTCTGTATGAATCCCCAATAAATTTTTATTTTTCGATACCTTTAGTACAATGTTTGATTTACAAAGACCTAAAACCTTATTTGGGTATATATAAACCATTATTTATTTCTTTAATGTGGGCAGGGGCATGTGTTATACTTCCAAGTGTAATGCATGATAATTCTTATGATATTTTGAAAGATCCTTTTTGTTATGTTCCGTGCATTCTAAGTTTATGGAGTACAAGTAGCATAGCTGATATAAAGGATATCGAAGAAGATTCCAATGCTGCCATTGAAACAATACCAGTAAAATACGGAATTACAAATACAAAAAAAATGAGCTTGATAGGAATATTACTATCAAGTATTATATTCGCATGTCATCATAATTATAATTCTTTTACGGATGGGGTATTTGAAATACAAAACGCTGTTCTTTCTGGGATAATTTTTTTTAGTTAAATGTTGAGGGATAAGAGGCGGGGATGGGATAAGAGGCGGGGATGGGATAAGAGGCGGGGATGGGATAAGAGGCACGCGGGATTTAAAGGGGAAGGTCTTCTTCATCGTCACGGAATGCATATTTGTTGTAGTTTTGTACTTGATCAAGTTTCAATTGCTTAACTTTCCAAGACGTTCCAAACTTGCCACCGGCAAACCAGATTCCATTGCATTCAATAATCGCAGTTACATTCTGCATCTTCTGAATGCAATTTTCTAGGTTATCAGTAACTTCTTCCTTCTTATCATTAAATACATCGCAACTGAATGCACCATCATAATAAGGGAGTTTTACATTAACCGTCGGAGGATACTTATCGTCACGTTCACCAGTTTCCTTATCCTTCGAATGTTTTACACAAGAAGAATACAACTCGTTTGCAACTGCCTCAGAAAGTGTCTTCTTCTTGAACCAGAGAAGACTGTTCTTTTTAGCATCTTTGATAATCTTAGAATCTAGTTCCAAGAGTTTATCATAAAAGTTCTTAATCTTTTCATTGTTTTCCATGTCATTGAATGACATATCAAGAGAATACTTAGGAGGCTTGCCTGCATCCTGGTACTTATTAAGACCAAATGGAATTCGCATCTTAGGAGTATTCAAAGCAATACGACTACGATCAATATTCATATAAATAATCTTCCCACCTGCATCACCAAACTTCTTCGGCTCAGTGTATGTTACAGTAGATACATCGAATTCAGATGGTTGCATAACTTTTGGTGCGAAACTAGACATTGTGTTGTGTTGTTTATACTTATACATAAATTATCTACATCATTTTTAAAATCAAAATTTACCGTCAGTCGTCAAATACTACATTGTTCTTTAATTTCAAAGGATATTCTAATATTTTCTTCTTAGTACTGAATGGTTTAAACAAAATACGATCTACTTTATATGGGAAACTATTGATTTTCTTTTCCAATTCAATTAAATTAATATAAGGTCTTGCTATTTGTAATCTAAAAGGTTGTTTTTTTAAGTTCTCTTTATAGTCATTCTTCATAAATTCTCCTAAGATTTCTAAGTGTTTTATGTATTCTGTATCGGTAATCTTATTTCCTTTATAATATAAGATATCTGTCATCAATAACAAAAAACGACCTTTTGTAACATAAACACGTGTTAGATCTATAATTGTATTATCATAACAGTGCTCATTGCAATCTATATCTAAAACAATACACTTTGGATGTGTAAAACCAGGAGTAATATATTTACTTATAAGAAAAGCATAATTTTTCTTTTCAAAGTAAGTTATAAATAGATAAAACTCCATATCGTTTGGAACAGCCATTGCATAATAATTCTCCTTCGATAATTGTTCAAAATTATGTGCTCCTAAAATATCTTTTTTATGAGATTTTTCTGGAAGATTTATATTGCTAATGTGTTTAAATTGTTCTAATAATCGTTTTATCTCATCCAATGATGTCATATGATGGAGATGTGAACCACCAAATAATACTTTTGATGTTCTCATGATAACACTGTATATTATTGTATATTGTTATAGTGTTAAATTGGAATCTCTATCTATAACGTCTATTTCATATACATCATCAAGACTTAAAGCTAATGTTTTAACATCAGTCTTCTGTCTTTTTATAAAAATAGATGATACTGGCGATAACCCTTTTTTACTAAATTTTAAATAAATTCTAAATGAGTAAACAGGTCCACCCAATAAACTAATATCTTTTGTTGATACAATTTCTTTTGTTTCAAATATATTTCTGTTTTCTTTTTTAAATATTTGAATTTTTTCTGCAGATATATTAGAAATAATATAGTAAATATTATCTTTACTATGTTCTAAACGAAAATCAAAATGTTCTATTTTTATAATATTTTCTTTGAATACATTATCAGAAATTATATTATTCAACGAAGAAAGATCGGGAGTATATCTCCAAATAGAATTTAAAAAATTCATGTTCTCTTGAGACATTTATTTATTACATTATTAAGTAAATTCTAAATTAACTGCAGTTGGTTCGTGAAATACAACCGCATTTGATGTATCTATACTAACTAAATTTCCTACAGTTGGTGATACATCTATCAATTGCACTCCGTCATATACGAATAAATCGCTCTCAAAGACAGCAACATTCGCAGTTATATCTGCATCTGGAATATTTGTTACAGCATTTGTTATAATGTATTTATTATCAGAGCATTTTTTGTATACCGTTGTAAAGTCTGTTGATGATAAATAATTAAAAAATTGAATCATATCTACATATTGATTCGTCAAAACAGCGTCCTTTTGAATAGTATCGTTACTTTGAGATTGCAATTCTTGTAAAGTGTATAAATTATTTGTATCTGTATAAAACCTTTCAAAAAAGGACATATTCGATGAAGTTGTACTTGTTAATTGCATTAAAAGAGTTTTATTAAATATACCAATCTTATTAGTCGTACTTGAGCTAGAACTGGGTATTTTAGCATATAAACCATTTGGCATTTTGTAATAAATACTTGAATAAACATGATCAATAATATCAATTCCTTCCGAAGAAAAATTTCCACTATTTAAAAGTTGATTTATAGATGATTCTACATTAAATTTATATAAGAGTCTATATTTTTTTTGAAAACTAGGTATGTTTGTGGATGTGCTACCATCCTTTTTTAAAGTTAACGCTGTTAAATTACCAGAATTTTCTAAACTATTATCGAATGATGCACCGGTTCCTACCATAGAATAAGTCATTGTGATCTCTACAGGAACCTCAAATATATCTCCATTATTAAAAAGCGAACCAGTTTGTTTCAAATTAAAAAAATAAACATACCAGTCAATATTACCAGTTTCCGACCAAACACTTAAGAATGAGTTACTCAATTCTTCAAGCATTGATTTGTGTTCTAATTCATAAAATAAGTCTGTCCATAGATTTGCACCTGAAGATGCAATTTCGTCTGAATGTTTTGATGGTTGTGATACATTTAGAGTTAATGTAGTATTTGAAACAATGTTGTCGTTGATTGTATCCCTTATAACAGATACAACGGGTGAGTCTGCTAAGAATTCGCCAAATAAACCTTTCAATAATGTGTTCGAACTTATATTTGGTTTCAACCATTCATAATTTTGAACAACATGTGAGGATTTTACTACGCTTTCTATGTTTGTTGAAGTATGTTTAAAGTTAGCTTTTGTTATAAATGGTACTATCTTATCTACACCATCATTAATTAAAAAGGATGCATCTGTATCTAATATGAAATCAGAACTAGTAACTATAATATCTGCATCAAAATTTTCTACGTCAACTATTATACCCGGGTCAACTTCAAAGTCAACAGTATAGTTTAATTTATGTAGTGAGCGTTTTGTAGGTGATACAGTTATTGCATCTTCGAAAAGACCTTTTATAGCGAATAATGCAAGTGACAATTTAATATAAGATGTTTCTGTGTATTTTACATATATCTCATTCGATACATATACATTTCCTGAAATATTTGCTAAAATATATAACATTTG